AACAGATGTAGCTCCACCTGCTATGACATTTAACGTACCTGAGATTGTAGCAAGTGATTTGACCTCAACTAAATTTTGATTAACGTAAGTACTAACATCCGTGACAGCCGCCTGTACCATCGTGCCACCGTCATTTAAAACAATTCTATCTGCATCAACTATAGTAGTAGCTGTTGCTGAAGTATCTCCATCAAGTATATTTAATTCTGCTCCTGTAGAGGCTACTTTTGTTCCACCAGAGGAAAAACCATCAAGAAGATCTGTGACCTTTGCGCTTGTGCCTGCTCCATCTGCAAATATTAATCCTTTTGATCCATTTGGTATTGAAACAGTACCACCTGTTCCATCACCTTGTCTAAAAGTAGCTGTTTGACCAGAATTGTTGTGAACAAAATACATCTTATCTTGATCGTTAGGTGTTATTGTTATTGTGTTTGTGCCAGATGGCGTTCCTCCTAGTACTAAAACTTTATTGCCGCCCTCAGATAATGTTCCATCGCTAGTTGTTAAATTATGTGCTGTACCAGATAAAGTTATGGCTCCTACGCCATTAATAGCCCTGTCAATTAAATCAAAATTATTATTGGTAGTAGTTCCCCAAGCTCCTGCCTGTTCACCAGCTCCTATTTTTTCTATACCTAAGTTAGTTGTGTATGTACTTGCCATTTTTACCTCACTGTATTTCTGTCCAAGTCTCTGATCCAGATGGTGTTATTTCTGTCCAAGTCTCTGTGCCGCTTGGCGTTATCTCAGTAAACGTTTCTGTTGCAGTGTCTGTAACAACTGCTACATATAGTATATCTCCAGACGCTGTTTTTGTAAAATTTATTTGCTGAGAAGATGTCCCAGCAGTTATAAAATTACCTTGAGTAGTTTTTGAAAAATTACTATCTAAACTTGCAATAGCCTCTTTTACAAAAGCTATATTTTCTGCTGTAGTTGTAAAATTACTGCTTAAGTCAATGTTTCCGCTAGCTTTGGTGCTAACTTCTGCAGTTTGAGTAAATATTCCACTTATATTAATTACACCAACTAATGTGCCTACAGCTACAGTAGCAGAAGAACCTATGGCGCTCATTTCTGCTGTTGCCGCTTGTACTACGCCACCTACATCAGCAATAGCTGCATCAGCAATAGCAGAGTGACCCAACATTAATCGGCATCCTCTATCTTGTTGCCTTCAGCTACCCATTCAAGGATTGCTTTATACTCTGCGTTTCTAGGGTCTAATGGTACACACGAATTTTGACCATCTATTGTAGCCTTAATTGCACAATTTTTATTGTCACCATATTCATCCTTTATGTATTTTGCTGAAGCAATGTTTATATTATCCATTATATCTCCTATAACTCTGCTTTAAAATCAATTGTACAAGTAGTATCATTGTTAGCACCCATCTCACATGGTCTATTTGCAGTAGCATCGCCACCAGTAGTAAAAGATATATACACTTGTTCTTCGTTAGTTCTTTGAAAAGTTACATCTGAAACAGCACGACTAGCAGTTCCATCATAAACTCTAAAAGTTCCACTATGATCAATAGTTGGTGCTGCTCTCATTATATTAGGATATTGATATACTGCTCTTGAAGCATTAGCACCTAATACATAACCAATAGCTATGTTAAAATAGTTACTTGCTGCAGAGTCCCATCTGTGAAAATATCTCTGACACAAACGCAGTTCTTCCCCGAATGACCTATTCTCAAATGGTGTGGCTTGTCCTGCTTCTAACTGAACATTTGCAATATCAATAGTAAAAGTATTATTAACCTCTGCTCTATAATCAAAACCTAATTCAATAAAACTATCTTCATCATCACCTATAGTTTTTCCACTTATAGAGGGCATTGTAAATGTCACAGTATATTCTGCCCATGAAGTTGTAATTGCTTGACTTGACACAATAGCAGTTTCTACATCAGCACTTGGAGAGCCACCAGTTCCAAAGTCTTGTGTAATATTAACTCTTACAGTTCTACTTGCATCTGCTTTCATGTACCAACTTAATGTGCATAGTTGACCTGATAAAGTTCTCACATCTTCAATACGAGTTCTATCACTATTGTAACCAGTATTTGTAAAAGCAGTAGTTTGTGCATGACGAAAAAAATATTTTGGATTACTTGGAACATCTGTTTGTCCTAAAGCAAATTCTTGTCTGCTAACTGTCATAGCACCACCAGCACCAGTTGTAGACCTCCATCTGTCAGCACTAAAACCACTAACTGTTATTGAGGTTGCTCTTTGCCAACATTGGAATCCACCATTAATTACAACATTACGTCTACCACCAAGTTGACTACTGGTCAGAACTTCACCCATCTTTGCTAATTCTGCTGCTTTGGTCATCTATTCACCTTTTAGTGCTTTTACTTCTGCTTCTAACTTTTCTATTCTTGTCATTGCTTCTTGAAGCGCCTTTACTGCTTTCATGTAAAGTATAGAATAAGCTATTCCCTTTACCTTATCTTTTACTTCTTTTACATCTCCCACAGTTTTATCATCTGGAATATTATCGCCCTCTTCATAAAGAGTTCCAAATTCAGATGAGCTTTTTACATCTGCTTTACTTGGTGAATATTCCTTAATTAATTTAGGACTTATTTTTTCCATTTCTTGTGCGATGACACCTAGTTGAATTTTAGCTTTATCCTCACCATACTGTCTAACATCATCTTTAGCTTTATAGTTTATAAATCTAATGGCTTTTATATCATCCCATTGACTATTTGCATCTGTAATGTTTTGTTTAATTCTTATATCTGAGTATTGTGAAAAAGTACCATCATGGTTTCTCATATCACCATCTGTATATATATGCGCTCTTTCTGCTGTGCTATCTTCAAACTTCATAAAAAAGTTTGTATTGTCATCAGGTGATGCTTGTGAGAAGTCAAACATCATACCATAAGGATCAGATTGCGTGTTCTCTGCAAATATCATTATTGAACCATCTGTATGTGAATGAAACACATGGGCAGTAGTAGCACTTAATCTTGAATTAGTAACAGTATTATCTGGTGATGCTCTTAGAAAACCTTTATTAGCAATTCTCATTCTTTCTTTTATGCCATCAGAACCTCTTGTAATAAATCGTATATCAGCCCTATCACTTGCACTAGATGTGCTTTGAATTGCTGCTATTCCTGAACCAGATGACCTATGTACAAAGATAAGTCCCGTGCCTGTTTGAGTAGATGTATCATCGTGGTTTACTGTTTGAATACCTGCCCAAGTGTTTGAGTTTGTTTGATCGTATGCTGTTGCAAATGCTTGTGAATTTTGAATTTGTATGCCAGTGGTTCCTGCACTTCCAGAGTCATTATCTCCTATATCTAATGGGACACTTGGACTAGCAGTTCCTATGCCCACACGATTATTTGAGGCATCTACTTTTAATGTAGATGTATCAAATGTAGCATCACCTGTTACAGCAAGTGTGCTAGAAAGAGTTGCTGCACCAGTAACTCCTAGCGTACCACCCATAGTAACATTTCCATCAAACGTACCACCATCTGCTTTGCTTACAGTGTCTGCAGCACTAAAAGCATCAAAAACTATTATTTCTACTAGATCATCAACTGATGCTGCTTGAGTTAATACTATTTGAGTTCCACTTGTAGATGTGTAGTCTGCATCACCTAACTTTACACCATTTTGATATACATCAACAAAGTTACTATCTGTGTAACTTAATGTTGCACCCTCTGAACCTGCACCTGTAAAAATGGTTTGACCAGCGATAGCAGTATAAGTGTGCTTTCTTCTAACTCCAAATTGTGGACTGACTCCTATGTAGGGCATATTTACTCCGTTGGTTTATCTGGAAATTTAAAATCTTTATCCGTAATTGCTTTAAATTTTTTGGTTATATCTCTTAGTTCTTGTCTGTAATTTTTCCACTGTGTATCGTTTGATAAAGTAACATCTCTTGATTGTGTCCAATCTGTTTGAGTCAATAAGTTATTTCGTAAAAATCTTAATTCAGCTAAATCTCTTTCAGCTTGACCATTGTCCCATTTTTTCTCTTCAGCTTCTAACTCCTCTTGCTCTTTATCAGTAAGTTCAATTTCAATTCCATTTACATTTTTAATTCTATTTTTCATTATACAATACCATATAATTTAAAGATTCCACTAGCTATATCATCAGATGTGGCTTTTATTCTTATTGCATCAATAGTAACTGAATTTGATTCATATGCACCCAAAGATTGAGTCATTATATAATAAGTATCGCCAAACGCCCAAAAGTCACCATGTATGACAGTTCGTCTTGCTCCTCCTAAATTGTGAAACGTCAATGTACCATGACCACCACCTTTATTAGCAGTGTTACTTATTCCATGATAATTGTATCCAGCAAAATCATTAAAATAATTTACATCTGTCGCTGTCGTTGAAGTATTTGTGTATGACCTATGAGTTATACAATTATATTGGCTATTTCCATAATAAGATGAACCTGTATCGGAACTTACTAAAACACGAATATGTTTACCATTAGTTTCTGGGACAAAAGCATCTATTGTAATTTGATATCTTGGGTAAGTGCTATCTAAAACAACACCATTACTACCATTAACAAAATCAACAGTAGCAGTATTACTTGAAATAGTTATTGACCTAAGAAGTTTTCTTGTGCCTGCACCTGTCACAGAGCCACTAAATGCAAATGTATCTGCTAAGTTTATGCCCTCTGCTTGTACTTTTGTTAATGCCATCCTTTACTCCGTTGGTTTCTCAGGAAACTTAAAATCTTTGTCTTTCATTGACTTAAAGGTTTTTGTTATATCTCTTAATTCTTGCCTATATTTTTTCCAAGCATCACTCATTGTTACATCACCTAATGCCATATAATCTGTTTCAGCAAGTAATTCGTTTCTTACAGATCTTAATTTTAATAAATGTCTTTCTGCTTTACCATCTAACCATGCTTTTTCTTCAGCATCTTTTATTTTTTCTTCTTCTGCTGTGAATTTTTGTTTTCCACCACCTGCTAATTGATGATATCTAGCCATCTTATATCCTTA